AGATCGACCCGGTGAACCTGGTGGCCGTCATCAACGGCACCGACCAGCTGCAAGGGATGCGCGCGGCGCTGGGGGTGTAGCATGCTGATCCTCCCCAAGACCACCGCCGCCGCCTTTGGCTATCTGCTGCGCGAGGGCGTGGTGCTCAACCTGCCGGATGAGATCGCGGAACGTCTCATCCAGTCCGGGCACGCGGTCGCGTATGTGGAGCCAGAGCCAGCGCCAGAGACGCCAACAAGCCCCGTGCAAACCACGTCCAAACGCGCCAAAAAGGAGGCTTGATGACGACCGTAACCTTACGCGAACCGATCGAGATCAACGGTGCCAAGGTGGGCGTGCTGAATCTGCGTCGTCCAAAGGTGCGAGACCTGGAGGCCATCGATAAGATCGCGGGCGAGACGGCCAAGACCATAGCGCTCATCGCCAACCTGGCGGAATTGCCGCCTGAGGCTATCCGCGAGCTGGACGCGGCCGATTTTGCCGCCGCCAGCAAGGCAGTTGCCGAGATGCTGGGAAACGACTGATCGCGCCAATGGACGGCCTGGAGCTCTTGGCCTTGGCCTACCACTGGCCGCCGGAGGTGGGGCGGGAGATGGAGCTTGGCGAGTTTGCCGAGTGGGTGCGGCGCGCTGAGCGCGTCATCCGCGCGCGCGGTGGTTGGTGATGGCCTCGCCCAAGATAACAATGCCCGATTTATAGTCAAGGAGCGCGCCCATGTCAATGACTGGCATGACCATCGGGGTAACGCTGAGCCTGATCGACCGGCTCTCCGCCCCGCTCAAGGGCGTGATGGGGGGTGTCGAGCGGCTCTCTACTAAGATTGCGGCCGCGGGCGCGGCGGCGCATGCGCTCTCTTCCGCGATCTCCGGCGTGTCACAGCGCGCCCAGGCCATCGCCATGACGTCGGCACAGGCTTTCGTGGCCTTTGACGATGCGCGGGCGTTGCTGGCGTCCATGCCCGGCGTCACCGACGAGGCGCTGACCAGGATCACCAACCGTGCGCGCGCCTTCACGCGCGAGAACAAGGTCACGCTCGGCGAATACCTGGACACCACCTACAACATCCTCTCGGCAGGCATCCCTGAGGCGCTGGCCAACTACGCGACCGAAGTGTCGGTCAAGGTCGCCCAGGCTACGCGCGGCGCTACCGCCGAAGCTGGCGAGGCGGTCGCCATCCTCTATAACAACATGCGCGACCCGACGCGCGAGATGAGCGCCGAGTTCGCGCGCATGGGGGATGTGCTCACCGCCACCCAGCAGCGCTTCCAGCTCAAAAACCTTGAGCAGCTCACCGAGGGTCTCAAATACGCCACCTCGGCGGCCAAGACCGCAAAGCTCTCGGTCGAGGATATGAATGCGGCGCTAGGTCGGCTCAACAGCGCGGGCCTGCAATACACGATGGCAGGCACTGCCCTGGCCAATATGCTCGCCAACCGCTTCAAGGCGGCGAAGGAAATCGGCTTCAAGGTGGCAGTGAAAAAAGGCACCGGCGAGCTGGACCTGTTGCGCACTCTGGAAAACCTCAAGCGCGCCGTGGGCGATGTCAACAAGATCACGCCGCAGATGGAGGAGAAGCTGCGCAAAGGCTTCGGTGAAGAAGGTTTCCGCGCCGTGATGCTGCTTTTGGGTCAAATCGAAGTGTTCAAGGAAGACCTGCAGGCCATCCGCAACAGCGCAGGCAGCTTCGAGCGCGCGTCCAAGATCATCAACGAGTCGGCCGGGGCCAAGTGGCAGCAGGCCATGAACCGGCTCAATGACTTATGGTTGCGCCTGGGCGAGGCGATGAAACCGGCGCTGGATTGGCTGGGCGAGTGGATCACCCGGCTCACCGACGGCCTCAATGCCTTGCTCGATCGCTTCCCCAAGCTTTCCAAGTGGATCGGCGCTGCCGTCCTCGGTGTGGCGGGGCTATCAGCGGCGCTTGCCGCCGTGGGCACGGCGCTCATCGGCCTGGCCGCACTCGGCAAGCTGCGGCAGATCAAGGACATCATCGGCAGTCTCTTTGGCAAGACCGGAAAAACTGGCGCACCGGCTACCGAAAGGGGCGGCCTGGGCAGCTTGCTGCCGGATGTGCAAAAGGTGTGGGTGGTCAACATGCCGGGAGGCGGTTTTGGTGGCGCGCTGCCAGACATCGGCGGCGTGCCGGGCAAGGCCGGTGAAGCCGCGCGCACGCTGGGATCGCGCATCCGCTCTATCATCGCCGGTGGCTGGATGCAGCTTGCGCTGGCCTGGCAGACACTGGCTGGCTGGGGCGGCAAGCTCATCGGCATCGCCGGATCGGTGGGCTCGGCTATCGCCAGCGCGGCAGGTGTGGCTGGTCGCGCCATCCTGTGGCTGGGCCGCGCGGTCTTGCTCAACCCCATCGGCCTGATACTCACCGCTATTGCGGCAGCGGCGTATTTGATCTGGCGCAACTGGGACACCATTGGCCCTAAGCTGACAGCAGTATGGCAAGCCGTCAAGGGGGCGTTTGTCAGCGCGTGGGAGTGGATTAGCGCCCTCCCCGGCAAGATGCTCGCCATCGGCAGCCAGATCATCGAGGGGCTTATAGCGGGTCTGCGCGCGCGCTGGGAGGCAATCAAAGAGGTCGTCTCCAGCATCGCCAGCGGTATCGCTGACAGCGCGCGCAGCGCGCTGGGCATCCGCTCGCCATCCCGCGTGTTTGCCGAAATCGGCGGCAATTTGATGGGTGGCTTGCAGCTGGGCATCGAGCGCGCGGCCAGCCTGCCGCTGGCGGCCATGCGCGGCGTTGCCTCCGCTCTGGCCGCGCCGATCACGGCGGGCGCTATTGCGTTTGCGCCGCTTGCGCAAGCGGTCGAGCCGGTGGTGCTACCTCAACCAGCAGATGCACTGCGCCCCATCCGGCAGGGGGTCGAGCCATCGCAGACCACGGCTCTGCCATCGGCGGCCAGCAACATGCCGGGCGCGGCATCATCGCCAGCGCCGATTCAGATCGTCGTCAACCTCAACGGCCCAGCGAGCCACGAGGCCGCGCAGGATGTGGCCGCTGCTGTTCGCCGTGAGGTCGAGCGCGTCCTGGCCGAGCAGTCCCGCCGCGATGCGCTGGCCCGCCGCGCGCGGCTCATCGATGGAGGTATCGCCTAATGGACGTGCTCATGACCTTAGGCGACGGACAGCAGCAGTTCCGCTTTGCCATCGATACCGCCGCCTACCAAAGCCTCAAGCGCTCCACCGAATGGCGCTGGCCAGCGCAAGACCGTCTCTGGAACGACCCGGCGCGCCAGTTCACCGGGCGCGGCAGCGACGAAATCACGCTCGAAGGCGTCATCCTGCCTGCGTTCAAGGGCGGCCTGGGGCAGATCAAGGCCCTGCGCGCGCTGGCCGATCAAGCCCTGCGCGATGGTTCAGGCGCCCGTCCGCTGACGCTGGTCACCGGCTACGGCGATGTACTAGGGCAGTGGGTTATCACCCGGCTAGACGAGGAGCAGCCAACCGTTGGCCCATCGGGCGCACCGCTGGAGCAGCGCTTTAGCCTGACGCTTGCCGCCTACGGGGAGGATAGGACATGACGCGCTACACCACTGCCGACACCGAGCGGCTCGATCTTATCTGCTGGCGTCACTACGGGCACCTGCGCGGCACGGTGGAGGCAGTGCTAGACCTGCCCGCCAATACCCATCTCAGGCACTTAGACATAGCGCGCCTGCCGCCCGGCACTCCCCTCATCCTGCCGCCCGAACCGCCTCGCGCAGCCCCCAAACCCAGGAGGTTCTAATGCGACCGGTGGTCATGCTGTTTAGCCTAGGTGGTGCCGATCTCACCGAGACGCTGATCGACCGCGTGACTAGGGTGACCTTCACTGACCAGGAAGGGTTTGCCAGCGACGTACTGGAGGTTGAGCTCGACGACCGGGGGCAGTTTGTAACGCTCCCTGCGCCTGGAGACAAGATCAGATGCTTGATGGGATACGTTGAACGCGATCTGAATACTCTCGGCGACTTTGTCGTCGACGAAGTGCGCTTGTCCGGGCCGCCGTTAACGATCGCCTTTACCGCCAAGGGCGTCGATCTGGTGAATACCCACCTTAAGGCCCCGCTGATCGGCTACAGTGACGATGAATCCTTAGCCGCTTTAGCCCGGCGCATCGCGGCCAGGCATAACCTCACCCCGGTGATCCATCCGGACGCTCAAACCATTCTGATCGGTCATATCGACCAGCAGACCGAAAGCGACATGGCGCTCTTGGAGCGCCTGGCCCGCGCCCGCGACTGGGTGCTGCGGCTCGATGCCGAGCGCCTCACGCTG